TTCATCCAGCTCGACGCTAGTGGTGAAAATTTGAGCAAAGCTCTATCCCGACTCTACAAAGCTCGAGACAACGACGAAGCCCTGCGGCAAGAGCAGGCCGCCCTTGTTTTGCATTGTAAAGCGCGAGGTCTGGAGCTCCCCCTCAAGCACGTCACGAACAGCACGAAAATCACCGCCCGGTTACTCACCAAGGCGGCCGAGACAGAGCACCTCGATCCACCCATTGCTTCCTTCATGGGAGCGCCGAAAACCGCACCGGTTTCTCATATAGCACGATCCATTGGGATTGAGCTCCTAACCGGTACCGAATCGCGCTCCCATCGACTTGGGAAGATATTGGTGAGGGTCCTGATCCTGTTCTCCCTTGTCCTGTCCTCCTCGTTCAGCTATTACCGAAGTCAAGAACTAGCAGTTAAACTTTACGAATATCTCTACCCTAACGCTTTGACTTACGTCCCTACTGGATACTACCCCGAGATCGCGGGTTTTCTATCCTGGGTGACACCAGCCATTACGTTGGGACCTGCTGCTATCGCCTTCCTGGGGTGCGCATCCGTGTATCTTTACCAAGCCAGCGTCCATTTCTACGCCTGGTACTACATGTGCGCCTCAGCTGCTCGACTCCGTTATGTCTTCCGCCCTAACTTTCCAAAAGCCAAAATTTACCAACGCTGGTATGAGGAAATTAAGTGGGGCGCTGGGCACTCTTACGATCTACCCATCCGTGACCCTGTGGAGGCCAAGTTCAAGAACGAACTGGCCAAACCAGGGAAGCACGGCAGGTTGTATGTGTCCTACGGAAGGTCCATCCTGTATGCCGGGTGGATTTATGATGGAGTGAAAGCTGTTTTGTGTGGTTTCTACGACCTGACCCAAGTCATCGCGCCGCTGCTCACGCGGTGGGGCTTGGAGATTAGTGGATCCCTAACTTTGCAGATCTTCAAGAGCCTAGACGAAAGCCAAGACTTCGACTCTACCGTCCCGACCCATGGTCTACACACGCGCATTTTCTCCGACGATTGCAGTTCAACGTACGTAACTCGCGATGGAGAGATCCTCTACTTCGACACTGACATTAGTTCCTGTGACTCTGGCAACACCTTCGCCATGTTTTATGTTTTAGGCATATTCATGAAACTAGCCGGTTTCGGCAAGTATGTTGCCACCCAGTTTTCCCGCCTTCGGGAATCTATCACAATCCGCAACCCATCTGACAAACATGAGAGACTGGTTATCAAACCGGTCCAAATTTTCCAGGGTAGCGGTTGTCCAGAAACGACTGTCGTCAATCACCTCGCTTCATTTCTTATATCTGTGTCCATGTTCGTATTCATTTGCTACGCAAATTCGGGCTTTGGACCTAAGAGGTTTGATGACATGAACGAAGAAGAGAGATCCGAGCTGCTGGAAAAAGCAGCCTTTGCCGTAGGCCACGACATCACTATTGAGTGGCGAGAAAACCCTGCCGAAACCCAGTTCTTGAAATATTCACCCCTACTTGCCGAGAGTGGCATGCGTGTTAACACACGTAATTTTGGGGCCATCTTCAGAGGGCTAGGCACGGCGAACGGTGATCTATCTGCGAAAACCTTAGGAGTATCATTGGCACAGTTCCGCAAGATGACAATGGCTGAGAAGTCAGAGTTGTATTGTGGGAATGTTATTAAAGGGCTCAAGCACGAGCCCCGCAATATCGTCATGGATGCACTCCGAGACCGCTTCCAGATCTCGAACGGCGCCACTTCAATCGAATACAATAAAGACTCAACCCCCCGCTCAGCCCATTATCTCCCTCTTTCATCGCTGCAAGAGAGGTATGGCGGTACCGAGCCCGAATGGCAGCAACTCGCGGATCAAATCCGCGACTGCCGTTTTGGCCAGGTCCGCCACGCCCCTTTACTCGACGCGATCTACGAGACGGACTATGGACTTCTGTGAAAGAAATTCCCCCCCACCCCGAAAGACCATGACGTGTTTTGTTCTCTAGCCGGAACACGTCGTCTATTTAGCTAGACCCTTGAAAGAACCTTATCGTCG